AGTTGCCCGTCTTGCTCGCCAGAGCCATCAGCTTGTCGGCTGGGCTCAGCTCCTCCTCAAGAGCGAACTCGTCTTCGGCGGGGACGATGGATGCCATTAATCGGTCCGCAGTCCATAGCGGCGCATCTCGGCCAATGCGAGGCTTTCATCACGGCGCGTGCCTGCAGCCCAATACTTTTTGAGGGCGCGGCGGCGCTCATCACGATAAATCCACCGGCCAAAGCAGATAGCTATTAACCTCAGCAGCATGCTCAGAACCCCCTCCCCGTCCACGCACGGCTGTCGAAGGACACGCTCGCCTCAAGGGTGCTTCGCGACAAGTCTTCCCATCTGCGAAGCACGGCGGATGCCACGTTCATGGCTCCGGTGCGCTCCATCAATTGGCGAAAACGGCTTCTGACAATCCAGTCGGCCTCGACAGCGCTTCGTGCATCGCAAAGCTCCTGATGCGTAATAGTCTCCCGATACACGATCAGAACCCCCTCACCGCGAGCCGCATGCGAGCATCGGCCGCCGCAGCATCGGCCTCAGCGAACATCTCATCGGCAGCAGCCTTGCGGTCCTCAAGCTTCGGCTGGGCCTCGGGGAGCTTGTCCGACTTCGCCTTGGGGGCATCCGACTTCGCTGCGGCCTTCGCTTTCTTCGGCATGTCGTCTCCTTTCAGTGATCCGCCCTTGTGGCCGTCGCCATCGGCGTCGTTGGTACCCTTGACGAAGCGCGAGCCCTTCTTGAGGCTCCCGCCTTTCGAGCCGTCGCCGTCGTGGTCATTCGTGCCTTTGCGAAAACGTGCCATATCAATACCCCGCGATAGCCGACCGGCCCCTCTCTTCTTCCTCGTCTTCGTCCTCGTAAGCCATTGCCGCCGGCCACGCTATCGGCAAGTCCTCGTCCAAAAATCTCGCAAGAGAGTCTAATAAATCATCGTGCGCCGCGACCGGGAAAGCCATATACTCCTCGTTAAGGAACGTCTTGGTCAGGTCTACCGTGATGCCCTCGTAATTCGCCTTGTCCAGCTTCGGCTTGAGGAAGACGCGACCCTTCTCGAACCACGGGATCAACCGGCGTATCCGGTCAACCTTCGGCATTGTCCCACCAAGCGAGGTAATGTCGAACCGGTAATTCTCCCTGTCCTGACGGTCCTTGATGTGCTCGATATCGGCCTGCATGCCGTACTGCTCGTACCCTACTGCCATGGGCTGCCAGCGGCGGTGCCAGTTCATCAGCAAGTCAGCTCTCTGAGTGAGTGAGAGCCTGTCCCTCACCATGTCATGCACGTAGACGTTCCTGTCCGCCCCCAATCCTAGAACCCATCCCGCCGTGTAGTCGCTCGTCTTCTTCTTCGCGCTCGCCGGGTCGATCAGGATGACGATGTTCTGCCCCTGCGTGGGAACGGAAGCGTATCTGATCCACTCTTCCTTGAAGCCCTGCGTCTCGTCCGCCTTCGGGTCTAGGAGCATCTGACACGCATACACGTAAGGCCCCTGATCCGCGCGCTTCTTCGCCAACTCCTCGCGAGCCAGGAACACCGGCTCACCCTCCACCTTGCCGTCCTTCGTCGCCGGGTAGATGCGAGGAGTGACAGTGCCTCGCTCGATCAACGTCCGGTAGCTGTCGTTGTAGTGATACCGCGTCCCTGCGAACCTGCGCCTCCCTCCATGAGCTCCAAGGTTGAATGACAGCGCCAGAGCGTCCGTCGTCTTAAGCATCATCTCCGGTGTGGAAACAGATTCCCGAGTGACCACGTCATCGTAATCCAGAACCTTGAAGTGCTTGGACGTAGGCTGTCCGTCAACCAGCCCCCACGCCTCTACCGTCGCCTCCTTGGGGTTGGTCTTGCGCTTGACCGTGATCCCCTCGTCCTCCGACCACTTCGGGCTTTCCTTGCGCGGGTCGGCCCACAGGATATCCGGAAACCACCCCTTCAAGGTTTCGTTCGTCTCGAACTCCTGCTTGATCTGCCGGAGGAACGCCTTGGCTATCGGGCGGGTGTGGCTGAAGATGCCTATCGTCACTTCCGGGTCGCGCAGGATGTCCTGAATGCCTAACGCGAACGTGATGATCGTGGACTTGTAATGCTCGCGTGCCCAGAGGTCGAGATAGCCGTTGGGCGCCGCCTGAACCTCCCTGCATCTCTCGTAGACCCACCCGTTGTGGCAATCCTTGCGCTTCAGTCCGTACCGGAGAAGGAAGTAGAGGTCAGTGCGGCAGGCCTCTGCCATCAGTTCCCGTGCCAGCGCCGGGTCGCTCACCAAATAGCGCTCGTACCTCTTCGCTAGCTCGCTGTACTGCGGCGGTTCGATCCACAAAGTTGACATCGTGACTCCCGTTGACATCGAGCGGGACGAGCTTCGTGTACATGCTTGTCCAGAATGCGCTCTCGTTTTTCGGGTCCTCGCGAGCCCACGCTATGACGCGCTCTACGCCGCCAAGCCCGTTAGCAACGGCTGCAATCAACTCCTTCGCTTGGCCGGTGACCTTGTTTGGAGTGCCCTTCTGACGCCCTCCGCGCCGCTCTCCGGGTTTCGATCCGCGCATTTGCTATCGTCCACCTATTTTAGTCGTCACGCCAGCCATACAGCGACCTGAGCCGGGCCGGCCGGAGGAACTACCCACATCAAGCCGCGGTCATGGTCGAAGGCCAAGCGGTCGTGCCTTAGAAGGTAGCCAGTGCATGCGTCCACGAATGGGCCGGTGCGCGATGGGTTGTCCTGAAGGCGGCGGATGACTCGATCCGTGAAGGCTAGGTTCTCGCGCATGTCACACCATCGGCGCAAGCATGGCCGCAGCGAGGAATGCGAGACCGAGTGGGGTGAGGCTGATGCGAGGCGCGCCTGCACCGAATGCAGCGAGCGCGAACAAGATCATGGCGATGATCAGGAATATGGTGGAGAGGGTCATCAACCGGTGTCCGGCTCTTCCGGACCGACTGTAACGGTCATCGCGTCGGCGCCGTGGTTGAACGGGATGTAGATTTCGTTCGGGCCATCGTGGCCGCGCCCGGAGACGATCTGAGAATGCTCAGAGGCCCCTTGCTTGTAGCCGACTGGGCACTTGTAGTTGCCATTCACGCTGACTTTCACGCTGATGGTCATTTTGTGACACCTCCTGTTGTTTTGCGCGGGCCGGGGCTTGATACCCGGCTGCTTGGGACGGTGGCTTATGCCGTCTGCCGTGCGTTCTCGGCTTCACTTCTGAGCGGTGGCTCAGTTCACTGGCTCCCTTGGCAACCAGCTATGTCCGCATACCGTTTTGCGTTTCCTTCAACGTCGCCGCGCAAACTCTGAAACTCCATGTCCTCTTCTTTTGCTCAAGCGGTGTTTTCCGCTAAGCATTCGACAGAACCGGCCTCCCGATCCTTGGCCGATCAAGCGGACTCGCGCCCTTGTGGCACAATCTCCCGCAATATGGAAGTCTCAAATTCCATCGGCCTTTCGCCGGGGAAATCGACTCTGGTTCTCCGCCAGTTGCTCTTCTCGACAATCCCCTCTTTGCCTGAGGCAACGCCCTCGGCAACACGAACCGCCTGCCCAAGCGCGAACCCGCACTTGGCGGCCTGTGCGGCGCATCCTATCTCGGCGCTTCGGAAAGGTTCAAGCTCGTCATCCGCGATGAGGCCGGGGCGACCAAAGCTGTAGATGATGGAGAATGCGTCATGCCTCCCCCTGCGCTCGACAAGGGCGTGAAGCTCGGCGAGGTGTCCGGAGCGGGCGAACACGTAGCGCGGCGTGATCGGGATCGGGCGCTTCGGCATGACGAGCCTAGGCGACCAAGCCTCAATGCCTGAGCTGGTGAGGCTTGCGGCAAGGCGGAGAGTGGCGCGGCTCGCCGTTCGTAAAATCAGCCAGTCGGTCATCTATTGCCTCTCCCACCTTCATCTGCAAATCGTCGCCAAGCCTGTTCACCCACTTGTGCAGCGGAAGCTTATCACGAGTGCGAGCCATTTGCTTGTGCATTTTCAGCCGGTCAAAAGGATGTTGGCGCGTCTGTCCGATGTAGCGAATAACATCGTCAGCACCATGAAGGCCGTAAACGATGCAGACCTTCGGACCCATGCGGCGCAAGCCTTTCTTCGTCATCCGCCTGTCCTTCTTGCTTCCCGGCGTTCTCGGTATTCCCACGCGATTCCCTCCAGACACATTTCCGCTTTCCGCAGTAGGTGGCACCCTGCGGCAGGGCTCGTTCCCGCCTCGGTACCCGCCTGTCCTTCAACCCCGTTTCACCGCCCTGCTGTTTGATGACGGAGTGCCTCGTCTCCGGTGGCCCCGCCGTATCGTCGCGGTCACGAATTGGATGCCATGTTTAACTGGGACGGTTATACCTTTGCTCGGATCAGCTTCGGTGGCCGGAAAGCTCCCGCGAGGGAGGAAAGTAGCCCGGGGTACGGAGCCGTTTTTATGGAGTTTGCCCAGCTCCCTGTGTCCGTCGGCTCTTCGGGTGCGCTTGCGACCGTGGCTTTCGCCTGAGCTGACTCGCCTTGACCCTTGATTGCGGCTCAACGTCAAATCCAAAGCCGGTTGGAGGGATGTTATTCGATATATGCCAGTGATTTAAGGGCGGCGGCCGCGAAGGCGAGCGGGGCGGTGTTCCCGACGCCTTGCGTGCCATCGACAATCGCGGTCGTTATTTCGTCTTCGGCAATGTTGAGGATGACCCGCTTACCTTTCGCAAGCGCCTTCGTATCATCTAGCGAGGCGGTGTAGCGCGGCGCTTCACGCGTCTGATGGTGCGGCCCTATCGAATGTGTCAGCACAAGCCAGCGCGAACCTTCAGCGCTCGATGGCCGGTCG